TCAGCATCGTGCCGTCAAGCTCTCGTAGGGTCACCCACCCATCGTTAGAACTGTTGCGCAGCTTCAACACATTGGCATTTGTATCTGCCCACCACTGATATGCGTAAGTCGTCCCAGGCTCAGATGAAGAGCTGTTATTGCTGACGATTGCTGCAAGGGCGTTATTGAGATCTTGACGCACAGCCTGTCCCGTGCCATTCGCGACGACATAGTCATGAACTGCCATGGCTTAGCCCGTTTTCGACAACAGTGCCTCTATGTTAAACGGCCTTGCCATAGCCCACCGCCGCATAGGTGAAGTTCCTGTCAACGTTGGTGCTGCCGCTCAAAATGTCCACGTCAAAGCCAGTGGCGCTGACATTGCTGACGTTAAGTCGCTCACCGTCGCCAAGATTCTGAACTGTTACCGCAACACTAGGCAGGTAAGCGTTCGATCCACCTAGCGATGCTGTGCCAACGAAAAACGCCTTGTCGAAGGTCACGCTCTTGGTGCTAGTGCCTGAAGCGATAGTGCCGTTGCTGTTTTCTTGCCGGCGCTGGAACGTCGCTTCATAGCCCAGCTCATCAATCAATATGTTCTGGGCAATATCGGAGCTGTTTAGCTCTGCTTTGAACTGGAACGCCCTGGCCTCAAACGTTCCGGAAATGAACTCCTGCCAAGCTCCGTAAGTCGGGGAGCCTGATGGGTCGTCGTTGGTGCTCCTGAAATACAGCTTGGCGTTCACTGCATCAGCTTCTGTGCCATCAAAATCGTTCCAATCGTCAACGTTTGCTGTGCGCGAATCAATCAAGTCGTTAGGGAAAAATGCCCGTGTGACAAACCGACGCTGAATGTCCAGCGAAAATCGTGCGCCCAAGTCAAGAGCATTTACGAACTGGTATTCAGCAGAGGACAGAATGTCACCAAGCGTGTCAAGAGAGCTGATCTCGTCAAAATCTGTCTGATCGTCTAACTCCTCGTCACCGTCAATAATCAGTGCGTCTAAGTCCTCGTCATAGAAGCAGTCGGTCTTAGTCCCTTGAAACGGTGGACTGTCTAGATCCTCTCTTCGGGTTTCAACCGCAAGCCGTCCCAGAGTGTCCGGGAACTGCATGATCACGCTGGTTGCGTTCGTGCTCTTGTTGCCTAAGTCGTCCTCAAACTTGGCGAATATCTCACCAGCAACTAGCGGAACAATGGCTTCAGTCGAGTTACCCGCAACTGCAGGGATTAGGTCAACAGAGTTAGGCCAAGTCGCTGTCCCGTCAGTCAGATTGCTGTGTTTAATGTGAACAAGACCATTCACCTTCACATCAAGATCAACAGTTTGATCCCAGCGCAGGCGAGCGCTGTTGGCGCTGATTGCTTCAATCGACAAGTTCTGAACATCGCCAGGAACCTGCGTTTTGCCTAACAGTGTAAAAGTTGCTGATGCAGTAGCGCTTTGCTTGCCGAGATAGTTAGAAGCGCGAACTTGCACCTCCAACGTTCCAGCCCTGAACTCATTCAAGTTAAGCCTGTCATGCTGCCAGCTTACGTTGAAACCAGTGTGGACTGTTTGGCCCTCTTGGTATAGAAACTCGTCGCCAGCTAAAGCTTCTGGTGCGGCAGGAATGCCATTTAGATTTGTTATATCCCTTTGAGTAAGTTCAATGTCCTGCTCAACGTTGTCGTATATCGATTCGTTGTAGGCAACGGCAGTAACGCCTACCGTGCCATCACCACCTTCAGCAACCGAAACTACGCGGAATTGTTGCGACTGTATGTCGCTGGTTTGAATTAGATAAGTTGCTGCCGCTTGGGGTGCTTGGCTGAACGCCTCAGTGACAGTGATAGCAGCTCCTGAAATGCTGTCGATTGTTTTAGTTTCAACTAAACCTGTCGGCAATAAAACTGACAGTGTCGGACTGTTTGACAAATTCACAGACAGATCAGTGTCGCTGTCGATCGTGACAACAGTGGTTGTTGCGGATGAAACCCTGCCGCTACGCCGCGTACCAGCACGCAACGGATCGGCAATATCGATGACAATGCCTGGAGTAAGAGCAAGACCAGAGTCAATAGCAACAGCAAAACTGACAGTCTCTGACAGCAGCCTTTCACTGGTCAGTAACCATTTGCCCAGCCTGTGAGCCTGTCCTTGGCTATAGCAACCAATCGCTCTGATGTCTTTGTTGATGATCCCGTATTTAGCAACGGCATCATGATCTTCAACATACTCGTATTCAACTTCGCCCAGCGTGTCGTAACTCTGCCAGCCGACTGTTGCACAGGTATGACGAACCTTTTGCGATGTCCCGCTGTAGATAAACAAGCCATCAATAACGTTGCTAGGCCCAAGCAGGTATTGAGCATCAGCAGGCTTGTCCTGCCGCAAAACAAGCGAACCAGCACCGTAATAACTAATACCCCTGAAAATACTGGTCAGTTGCTGAATAACGTTGTAAACCTCATCTCGGCTATTGATGAGAAGGTTTAGGCTAAATCGCGGCTCTTGCCCGCCTTTGCCATCATCAACAAGCTCGTTGCAATAACGGCTAATTTCATAAAAGTCGTAGACATCTAACGATGCCTCTGGAATGCCGCACCCATAGCGAGTGTCTGTAAGCAAATCAAACAAGCACCAGGCAGGATCATTGGTCCAAGTTGCCGCAGACAACGTGCCGTCAAACAGCCCTGAGTAGGTGATTCGCCCCAGGTGCGTTGTAGTGTCAACAGTGCCGTTGCTAGGGATTCTGACCTTCGTTCCGCGAATCAAATACTTTCGTGCCGGAATGCTTGAGAACTGCTTGGAGCCAAAGCGCAGCCCAACAACCGCAGAGTTTGGGAAGGCAAATTTTTCAGTCTGGATTTCTGTGTAACTTGAAAGAAATGTGTTGTTTGGCTTGTTGTTATCAGTTACATCATCGCTGAGCCGCAACACACGCAAATCAACAGGAAAAGCGCCATCTAGGTCTACAATGTAATCTCTTAAATAGCGACTACTGCATTTACCGCTGATCTTGTCCGTAAAGATGGTGTTAAAACCGCCGCCGTTGTATTGAAGCTGTACTCTGATATT